TGGCCTAGGTGCTGCGCTGCCATGCTGCTATTGTGCGCGCCTTGGCCTAGGTGCTGCGCTGCCGGCTTAATTTAAAACCGACACCCCAAATAACAGACCCCCACTGCCCCACGCCCGGGCCCCTGAGCAAACCCGAGCTTTTGTAATTTGCGCCACCGCAAAAAAGTCGATTTCTAAAATTTTTTTTTAAAAATCAGGCACTTACAGAACAAATAAGAATCATTATCATTCATTTTGTTTATAATCAATAACTTACGAGTTGAGTGTCCGGGTTGGCCGGGTTGTCCACCCTTTTTACTCTTTTTTAAAATTTTTAAAAAAAGCGAAGCGTGGGTGGGAATGGTTAAATAAGCCGGACAACCCGGACACAATGGGGACAGAGTCGATATATTTTTGGAAAAAAGCCGTATTCTCTGGTTTTGCGTATTAGTAAAGGTATGAGCAAGTACGTTTACCAAATCCAGGGTGCGTTGGAAGATGCACAGGGCAGATTCAAAGGTCTGCGAGTTTTGGTATGCGATTTGTATAATTTTGATTCGGTAGATGTACCCGGCACCATTTTGGACAAAGAAGTATCGAAGTACCTGGAATTTAGATTGCGGGTAACTCCTGATGCGATTAATATCCAACGTCTACCAAATTCAGTCCAAAATAAAATACGCGCGCCGTTAGGGCGATGGCTGGACCAATGGGTCCTAGAAAATTTTTATGGCGATACTAGCGACACAAAAGGTGTTAACCCTTGATTACTGGAAATTGGCAGATTCTATTACTGCTGGTGATTATGTTTTTGATCGCCTAGGTAATCCAGTCAAGGTAACCTTGGTGCAAAAGTACCGGGCAACCACATGTTATGAGGTGACTTTTAACGACCACCTTACTGTGGCTGGAGATAACCACCTGCGATTGCCTATTGAGGACAAAGACAGGCGCAACAAAATCTATCGGTACAAGGGAAAGCTCAAGTTTCGCAGCGCACTAAAGCCGTTCACTGTGGAACAGCTCATTGATATGCCGCTAAAAAACAACCGCAACCGCAGCAAATACGCTGTGCCCACCGCGGAACCGTTGAACCTTCCCCATCAGATTCTACCCGTGCCTCCGTTTTTGTTTGGATGCTGGATATTTAACCGCCCAACCGATGGCAGCATGAACACACCGCCGGAATATGAGGAGTTTGTTCACCAGCAATTCAATGATCATGGATATAAAGTCAAAGTTAGGGGCATAAAGAAGCGTCGGTTTACAACAAACCCGACAATTGTCTCCCATTTATTGCCACATATCCCCAGCAAGATACCAAACAACTACCTTTTGGCGTCTGCAGAGCAGCGATTGGAACTTCTTAAAGGAATTATCCATTCAAAATCAAGGCAGTACAACAAAAAACGCGACGAATTTCGGTTTTCGTCATACAATCCGGCTTTTACTTCACAGGTTCAGTACCTGGCGGAGTCACTGGGATGTAAAACGATACCAATGTATGACCCGTATTACAAAATGCACACCGTCTTTATTAAAACGCGATTGCGTTTAGTGTCAGATCAGGTGTCTCCCCCGGTACGCATCCATCAAGCGCGCCGATATATCAGCAAAATTTCCGAAATTCAAGAGCAAATGTGCGTGCACATTGAAACTGATGGACCGGATAACACGATTCTCGTAGGAGAAGGATTTATTTCAGTATGTTAACCCCACAGCAAGAGCTTACTCTTAAAAAATTTGCCGAAAGCCATAAGCACTGGCCTAAGGATCAACTCGACGCCGCAATCTGGCAAGTTAAATGGGCACTTCAAGCCCTACCTCACCAAAAAGAACCCGACGATGGCGAATACGACACGTTCCTTATGTTGGCCGGTCGTGGATCGGGCAAAACTCACACTGCAAGCCATTGGATTGGCATTCGCGCTTGGAAGTACGACAACACTCGCTGGCTTGTCACCGCCCCAACCTCTAACGACATACGAGCGACTTGTTTCGAGGGAGATTCCGGACTCCTTAATATTATCCCATCTTCTCTCATCAGAGACTACAACAAGTCCCTTTTTGAAATCACCCTCACCAACGGCTCCCTTATCCAAGGTATCCCCGCGTCCGAGCCAGAACGTTACCGTGGTAAGCAATACCATGGCGCCTGGTTCGACGAGCTGTGTGCTTTTGACTACATCGATGATGCGTACGATGGTGTTCAGTTCACCCTGCGTCTTAAAGACCCTAGACTCCCGCGGGTCCAGCAGATAATCACCACTACTCCAAAACCACTAGAGACAATTGTGGATTTGGCAGAAGGTAAGATTGGTGGCGACGTGTACATGGTTAACGCCAGCTCGTACGACAACAAGGCCAACCTCTCAGAGACATTCTTTAAACAGCTTGAGACTTACGATGGCACCGACATGGGTCGCCAAGAGATCTATGGTGAGATCCTTGACCCGGAGCAGGCTGGTATCATTAAACGTAAGCAGTTCCGTATGTGGCCGGCAAGTAAACCAACGCCTCAGTTAGAATTTGTTCTGGCATCATACGATCCTGCGACATCCGAAAAGACAATCAACGACCCAACCGCTTGCGAAGTGTGGGGTATCTTTCAACAGCAAGATGGTGGACTTTGCGCGATATTGTTAGACGCATGGGACGAGCACCTCTCTTACCCAGAGCTACGAAGAAAAGTAATTGACGACTTTAAAGAAGTTGTGTACGGCGCCGATAATGATTTTGGTAAAGGCAAAAAAGCCGACCTCATTTTGATGGAAGACAAATCAGCGGGTATCTCATTGATTCAAGAGTTGCGAGCCTCTGGTGTTCCGGTGCAAGGATATAACCCCGGCAGAGCAGACAAAGTGCAGCGCTTAAACATTGTGGCTCCTCTGGTGGCTAAAGGAAAAGTATACATTCCTGAAGATGCCCAAAACAAAGGCGAATATGCAGAATGGGCAAAACGTTTCTTGCGTCAGGTGTGTTCGTTCCCAGAAGCCAAGGGCCATGATGACTACGTTGATGCGCTATCCCAGGCACTTCGCTACCTACGAGACGATGGTTGGTTGCAATTAGACCCGCTTCCCGCGCGAGACTACGATTATGCCGACGATGACTCCCGTAAGCGTTTTGCCAACCCCTACGCTCAGTAAGGGCGGATTGCCTCCAAACTGCGTATTAGTTAGAATAAGATGCCAATTATCAAAACACCACGCCAAAAACTGATGGAGTTACCGAAAACTCCCGGCATGGTTCAAACCCCCAAACAACAGCTGCTTGACAAAGCCGGAATGTTACCGCGTCTAGCCAAGGGCAAAAAAGTTAAGAAAACCAAGTAAAATACATGGCCAATCCACAACTACCTCTCCAAATGGGCGGAAATCTCCCCGGTCTTGACCGCGAGGAGGACATTGAAGAAGCGACTGAACAAGACGCCGACATGAAGGCGTATGAGAATGAGCTTGGTTTAGATCCAGAAGAAGTAGAACAAGAAGTCATTGAGTTAGATGATGGTTCAGTCATTGTTAACTTCAAAGAAAAATTAAGCCCGCTAAAAGATCCAGAGTTTTATGCTAACTTGGCTGAAGAGTTAGATGAAGAAGTTTTAAACTCTTTAGCAATTGAGTATTTGGATTACATCGACGTTGATAAAGAAGCACGTAAGCAACGCGATAAGCAATACGAAGAAGGTTTGCGTCGTACTGGCTTAGGTAAAGATGCACCTGGTGGCGCGACATTTGATGGCGCTTCTAAAGTTGTGCACCCGATCATGGCAGAGGCCTGCGTAGATTTCGCAGCATCATCTTCCAAAGAATTATTGCCTCCCGAGGGAATTGTTAAGTCCAACATCAAAGGCAATGACGATAGAGCAAAAGAAGACACAGCCGATCGTAAAGTAACATTCATGAACTGGCAGCTCTCAGAGCAAGTGCCAGAGTTCCGCGATGAGATGGAACAACTTCTCACTCAGTTACCACTGGGCGGATCACAGTATCTCAAATGGCGCTACGATGAAGAGCAACGTAGACCAACATGCGAATGGATTCCGATTGATAACATCATTCTGCCATACGCAACAACCAACTTCTATACTTCTGCGCGTGTAACTGAGCAGCAAGATATCACTGGTGACATTTACCTCAAGCGTATTGAGGAAGGTATGTATCGTGACTTAGATAATGTCATGTATACGTCTGATTCACCATTGACAGATCAGACACGAAGCCAAGAAGCAAACAACAAGATTGAAGGCAAAGACGAGCCCTCTAAAAATATTGACGAGTTGCGTCGTATTTACGAGATCACTTGCTTTATGCGATTAGATGATGATCCGGAGACTGAAGGTCGCCGCGCACCATACATCATGACAATTGACGAGACCAGCTCTAAAGTTTTAGCGTTGCGTCGTAACTGGGAAGCTGGAGATGAAAAACTCGAAAAGATGGATTGGGTTGTTGAGTTCAAATTCATTCCTTGGCGCGGTGCTTATGCTATTGGCCTCCCCCATCTTATTGGTGGCCTCTCTGCTGCTCTTACTG